CCCGCCGACCGGGCCGCCGTCCTCCGCGAAGCCGCCGACGCCGTGTTCGCCCTGGAGTACGACGTCATGGTCGGCGAGGAAGGCGACGAGAACATGGGCAGCATGCGGGAGGCATGGGACGTCGGCACGATCCACGCCTCCCAGCTGCTGCGCCGCATGGCCGACGAGACGGCAACCGAGACGCCGTCGTTCACCCCGCCCGCCCACTACCGCCGCGACGACGGCGTGGACTGCTGCGTCCACGCCATCCCCGTCGGCCCCGACTCCTGCCAGGCATGCCGGGAGCTGGCCGACGACCAGCCCGCCTCAGGGCCCACCGTCGTCAACCAGGTCGTAGCCGCCCTCCAGGCCAAAGCGCAGGCGCTGTCCGTGGAGGCCGAAGAGGAGATGCGCCGGGACCTGGAGGAGCAGGCGCAGGTCTGGCACGAGGCCGCAGACCTGGCCCGCCGCACGGTCAGGAAGGCAGCCCGCAGTGCGCAGCCCGCCGCCGGGGCGCGGCAGGACGGGGCGCAGCCGTGACCACCCTCCTCGCTGTCCTCCTCGCCCTCGCCGCCGGCTGGACCTGGGGCCACGCCACCGCCCGCATCCGCCACGTCCCCATCGGCGCCGCTCCCGAGCAGGACGACGCCGCGATCCGCGCCGAGTTCGCCCGCTTCAACGCCACCCTCGCCGCCCTCGACTTCCCCACCCCACCCGACCCGAAGGACCACCCGTGAGCCAGACCAGCCCCGACGCCCGACACCTCGTCCGCGCCCTCGACGCCCTGACGACGCAGGTCCGACGCATCGCCGACGCCGTGTCGACACGCGCCGACGCCCCGTCCGGCTACCACCCGACGGGCGTCCGCCCCGAACCGACGACGGCCCCCGACACCCCGTCGCCCATCGCCGGACAGACGACGGCCGCCGACGAGGACCAGGCGCTGAAGTGGGCGCGCCGCGAGTCGCTGCTCGTTCTCCTCACCCGCCTCCAGCGCGGCCGGACGCTCACCGAGGACGAGGCGCGCACGCTGCGGCACCACGTCGAGACGGAGATGCGGGAAGCCGACACCGCCCGTGCCGTCGCCCGCGGGAACCGGCAGCACGTCCAGACGATCGTCCCCGAGATAGACCGCCTCGCCGCCGAGCTCGAGGACGCCGAGCAGCGCGCAGACGGCTTCCGCGTCCAGCGCGACCAGGCGCAAGCCGCCACCGAGCGCGTACGCAAAGCGCTGGACGACCGGCCGCCGCTCATCGCCGGAGCGACCGGCCAGCCCGCCAGCGACTACGAAGCCGGCTGGCACGACCACGACCGCATGGTCCGCCGCGCCCTGGACGGCACCGAGCAGCCCACCACGAAGGAGAACTGACCATGCCCTACCTGATCACGCTCGCGTCCCTCGCCGCGCTCTTCCTCGCCATGCCGTGGCTCGCCATCGCCTTCAACCGGTACTGCGACGCCGTCAACCGCCTGATGGCCAAGCGGAAGCAACGCTGACCGGGAACCACCCGCCACGCCCCACGCGTTCCTCACAACACCACCAGCACGACCAGACCAAGGAGCCCCATGGCTGACGAGAAGGTCACCAACGAAGAGATCGTCCAGGCGATCGGTCGGGCGATGATCGAGCAGGCGAAGAACCTCGCCGATTACGGAGACAGCAAGCCCGCCGCTGCCGCGCTGAAGGATCTCGCCGAAGCGCTGGCGTGGCTGAAGTACCCGAACCAGCCGCACTGACGACGCAGGCCAGACGCCCCGTCACCCCGCCCGACGACGGCCGGTGACGGGGCGTCGTCGTACCCGCCTACTCCGTCGCCGCCGCCAACGCCCGACGCAGCCGGCGGATCGTCTCCGCCGACCGCGCACACTCCGCGCACCCACCGCCAGACCCGGCCTGCGAAGGAACCACCGCACCGGCAGCCCCCGGCCAACCCTTCTCCTCCGACAGCCGCAGCACATCCGACCGCCACAACCTCGCCGAACCACGCGAGCCGTGATGATCAGCCATCCTCAACTCGCCGCGGTCGATGCACCCACGCAGCACCGCCCGGGTCACCCCCGCCAGCATGTACGCCTGAGCCTGCGTGATGATCTCTTCCTCGCCCGAAGGCAGAGGCATCTGGTTGTTCGCCATGACCAACCAACCAGCCAACCACCCGACGGGACACCCGCCCGGCGCCCGTATCGCTCGAGTGGAGCAGCGACGGCCGTTGACGTGCGTCGTCAGCTCATGCCCTTCCAGATCCGCCACGCCCGCGACCGATCCGTCCCGATCGCCTGACCGATCTCCGGGAAGTCCATCCCCCCACGGTGCAGCGTGTCCACCGCCTCCCGCCGGATCTCCGACGCCAGACCCCGTTCGGCCGGCCACTCCCGCAGCACCAGCCCCGCAGCTCGCGCCCGCAGCCCCGCGTCCGGGATCGCCTCCAGCCGGCGCAGCGCAGCCCGCACCGCGGCGAGCACCTCGTCCGCTGCCGCCCGCGCCTCGTCCCGCTCCTCGCTCATGGCCCGTACCTCCCCGCCGGAGCGTAGGTCTGCACACGCGCCCCCGTGTCGGGTATCGTCAACCGTGTCGGGCAACCGACACCGCGTCACGACGGGCCGACGACGCCCGACGACGCCCCACAACAGAAGACGAGCCCCGCAGGTGCTGGACACACCGAACGGGGCTCTGACCACCGGAGAGTGACCTCCCATGGCTGACCGCAGCGTACCCGCAAGCCTCGGCGACCTCTACGTCACCGCCGCCCGCGCCAACCACCTCGCCGTCTGCGCCGACTGCCGCGAGATCGACGACGAGGTGAACGCCCTCGCCGCCGCCAACGCGACGTCCATCGCGCGCCGTGACCGCCGCCAGCTCGCCCTCCGCCTCACGAACACCACGGCGGTGACCGCATGAACAAGCAGCCCGCCCGCGGCGTACGCCGCCTCGGCAGCCCCATCCGCGCAGCATGGTTCATCGTCCTCGCGATGATGCTCGCCGCCGCCGCCTGGTCCATCAGCGGCAAACTCACCGACTGGGGCATGGAACCCCGCCTCGCCTGGGCCCTCAGCCTGATGTTCGACCTCGCCGGACTCATCTGCGCCGACTACGCCCGCCGCGCCATCGAACGCGGCACCCCCGCCGGCCTCGCCCGCCTGTCCATCGCCGGGTTCGTCACCGTGTCCGGCGTCCTCAACTGGTCCCACGGCCGGGAGATCGGCGGCACCGTCGGCGGCATCGGCCTCGCCTCCATCTCCGCCGCCGTGGAACTCCTCTTCGAGCTGCACCGCCGGGACGTCCGCGACGAGCAGCGCCACGCCCGCGGCCTCGTCGCCGAGCGGATGCCGCACATCCCGCTGCTGGGCTGGCTGCTGTTCCCGCGGCAGTCGTGGCGGACGCTGCGCGCTGCGGTGCGGGTGCGGCTGGACACGCTCGACACGGTGCAGGCCCCGGCCGTTCCGGTGGTGACGGTGGAGCGCGCCGAGCAGCCTCCCGTCCCGGCGCAGCCTCAGCCGACAACGCAGCTCCCGCCCGCCCCGCCATCGTCGGCGCCGCCCGTCATCGTCTACCAGGACCCGCGCTGCGCCGCCATCCGCCCCCTGTACGACGCCGGCACCCGCCCGTCCACCTCGGCCATGCGCGCCGCGCTCATCAAGGCGCACGGCGTAGCCCCCGGTGACTCGACGATCCGCGGCGTCATCCGGGCCGAGATCGAGCAGCACGAGCCGCACCTCGCGCAGCTGCCGCCCGCGCTGCCCATGGCTGCCGGACAGAACCCGTAGGCGGCGGCCGTGTTCCTCGCCGTGTTCTTCGTGCTCGCCGCCGGCCTCGGCCTCGTCGGCCTCGCCCTCGTCGACCTCCGCACCGTCCCGCCCATCAGCGGCACGTGCGCGTTCATCCTCACCCTCGCGGCGCTCGGCGTCGCCGTCCTCCGCTGAAGGACCCCACCTCATGCCCTACATGGCCATCAACCTCGGCGGCGTCGCCCTCGGCGTCGGCATCGTCCTCACCTACCTCATGCGCTGGGTCCTCCGCGAGCAGCGCCAGCCCACCGCACTCCTGCCGTTCGTCCTCGCCCACCTCTACGGCATGCTCGCCGCGCTCGCCGCCCTCGGCTCCGTGTCCGCCCTCGGCGCCGTCGCGTGGGTCACCCTGTGGGCCGCCAACGTCGCCGGATACACCGCCCTCGTCTGGGGCGTCGGCGGCACCGCACCCGACGTCACCCGCGCGCAGCAACTGCCGCTGACCCCCGGCGGGTACGTCATCGTCTTCCTGCTCACCTGCGTCCTGCTCGCCCTGTGGAAGTGGGCGCCGAAGGTGTCGAACGGGAAGCTGGCGGCCGGCGCGTTCTCCGGGATCGCTGTCGCCCTGTCCGGGAACGTGGCCGGTATCGCGGCCGTGCCACTCGGCTCGTCGGTGAACCTGCTGGGTTCCTGGTTCACGCAGGCGTTCGGATGAGCGCGGCCAGCACCGAGACGGAGCCCGCCGAGGTGGGGGAGCGCGGCGAGATGAGCGAGCGCGCCGCCCGCCTGGTCCTCCTCGTCGTGCTGCTCCTCGCCATGTGGGGAATCGTCGCCGCCCTGCCCGAGTCGGCGTACGTCGTCATCGGCGTGCTGGCCACCCTCGGCGTGCAGCGCGTCCAGGCGTGGCGGGCCGGCCGCCGCGAGAAGTCCGCCGACGACGAGGAGCCGGGCCCGGACGTCACGGCCGCGCTGCACCGCCTCGTCGGCGACGACCGCGGCGTCCTACTCACCCGCCTCCGCGACGACCTCGGCGCCGCCGACACGAAGACCGTCCGCGCGCTCCTCGACGAGGCCGGCGTGCGGGTCCGGGCGGGTGTGCGCACACGGGCGGGTAACGGGCCCGGGGTCCACGCGGACGATATCCCCGCCCCTCCCCCGACCTCTGAAGACGGTTGTTGTTGCAGGTCAGACGCCAACGCCAACGCCAACAACGGCCACGGAGGAGAGCCCGGAGAGGGGTTGCGTGTAGAGCGCATCGGCCAGTCCGCGCGTATCTGGCGCGACCCCGCCGAGCCCGCCCGCCACCACACGGCGCGCGGCAAGTAGACCCCGGGACGGGCCGCTCCCATCCGCCAAGAAGAGCGCGGCCCGCCCCGGTCCCCATCCCGAACACGAGACAGGAGACCGCCATCATGGCACTCGGATTCAAGAAGCCCATCGAGCCCAGCGACCCGCGCCTCCAGGGCCACGAGACGACCTACCAGGCGTCGCGCGGCGGCTGGCTGAAGCCCGCCAAGACGCCCACCCCCGGCAAGCCGAAGAAGGGAAGCCAGTGACCGAGATCGAGCGCTACGAGGACCACGCCCCGGCCCCGCAGGGTGACCCCGGCCTGACCGCCGAGGACATCGCCCGCCGCCTCGCCGAGATCCACGCCCTCCAGGGCGACGACGAGGCCGCGCACGGGGAGGAGGACCGGTTGCACCGGGACGTCCTCGCCGCGATCGCCGCCGGGGCGCCGGACGCGTCGCTCCTCGCCGCCGCCGCGCTGCGCACGGAGACGCTCGGGTTCTCCCGCTGGTGCGCCTGACCGGACGCCGTTGTCAGACCCGCGTCGTACAGTCGAAGACGCTCATGCATATCCGCGTCTGCTGGCTGCGACGCGCACCGGGCCCTCGCCTAAATCCCCAGGGGCGAGGGCCCGACTCATGCCCCCATGCGACGATGCCCCCTCCAACCGCACCAGCCATGGGGGGACCATGCGCACCACCACCGCCGCCACGCTTACCGCCGTCCTGCTCCTCGGCCTCACCGCCTGCACGTCGTCCGGCGACGACAGCAAGCCGGAGACGAAGCCCACCCCGGCCGCCAGCAGCGAGCAGGAGCCGGCCGAGCCCGCGCCGGCCCCGGAGGCCGCCGCCCTCGAGGACGCCGTCCGCGACTACACCGCCGCGTACTTCGCGGGTGAGGCCAGCACCGCGCACCGCATGCTGTCCGAACGCTGCCGGGGGCAGATCAACGAGCTGGTGTTCGGGGCGTCGGTGGAGCAGGCGGCGGAGGAGTACGGGCCGGACCATGCGGCGACGGACGTGAAGGCGGAGGTGTCGGGGGAGATGGGCCGCGTCAGCTACCGGGTGGAGGGCCTGCCGAAGTTCGACCAGGACGCGCAGCCGTGGACGCTGGAGGGCGGCGCCTGGAAGTACGACGCCTGCTGACGCCGTGCTGTACTGATGCGGATCGGGTAGCTCACTGGGTACAGAGCGGCCGGGGCCATGCCCGGCACGGACGCCGGTTCGACTCCGGCCCCGACCACATCGCCCCGTCGACCTGCGTCGGCGGGGCGTCGTCGTCCCCGCGAATTGCAGCCCCCAAGATCCCGCCCCGCCGAAAATCCGTACCTTCCCGTACAGGGAGGTGACATGGCGCGACGGCACGCAGACCACGACATCGGCCTGGTGCGACAGCACGAGGCCGTCATCCTGCGCACCCGCGACCGCCTCCACTTCCGGGACATCGCCGAACGCCTCGGCTGCGACATCAAGAACGCGCACGTCGCGTGGAAGCGCGGCGTCGAGCAGCTGGCGAAGGAAGCCGCCGACGCGTTCCAGCAGTACCTCGGCGAGCAGCTCGCCGTCATCAACGTCGCCATCGACGGACTCATGCCGAAGGTCGTCAAGGGCGACGTCCGGTCGAACGAAGCGCTGGTGAAGCTCCTCGACCACCAAGCCAAGCTCCTCGGCCTGTACGCCCCCGTACGCGCGAACGTCACCGTCACCGACGAGATGACCGCCCGCGTCATAGCGCTCGCCGACCAGATCGCCGAGCTGGACGGTGCGCCGTGAGCCTCACCCGCGACGAACTCCGCGCCCGCGTCCAGCAACTCACCCCCGAAGAACTCGCGATCCTCGAGGAGCAGCTGGCCGCCCGCCTGTGGCGGAAACGCTGGAACAGGTGGACGCCGTACCCGTGGCAGGTCCCACCCGACGAGATCCCCACGCTCGGCTGGTGGCTCCAGCTCGGCGGCCGCGGCACCGGCAAGACGGACGGCTGCGCCCGCTACATGGTCGCCCACGTCAACGGTCCCCCCTGCGACCCCCGACTGCGCGGCGGGCACCGCATGGCCATCGTCGCCCCCACGCAGGGAGACGCCGTCGAGGCCTGCGTCAACGGCCCGTCGGGGCTGCGCGCCCACGACCCGCGCGTGGTCCTGCGCACCACCGCTGGCGGTACGTTCGCACGCTGGCCGTCCGGGGCCGAGGCCAAGCTGTTCGGCGCGCACAGCCCGGACGACGTCGACCGGCTCCGCGCCGGCGGTAACCGGTGCCTCACCTGGTTCGAGGAGCTGGCCGCGATGCGCCGCCTCGGCGAAGCCATCACGCACTCCGAGATGGGCCTCCGCATCGGAGCGAACCCGCACTACATCGGGTCGACCACACCGAAGCCGCGTAAGGAACTGGTCGCGCTGACCAAGAGCGCGAAGGTCACCATCACCCGCGGCCGGACGAAGGACGCGATCCACCTGCCGCAGGAGCAGCGCGACCACCTCATCCGCAAGTACGCCGGAACCCGCATCGCCGCGCAAGAACTGGACGGCGTACTCCTCGAGGACATCGAGGGCGCCCTGTGGTCCATGGCGGGGCTGGACGCCGCCCGCGTCGGCGCCGTCCCCCCGCTGTCCAGCGTCGTCGTAGCGATGGACCCGGCGGCCACGTCCACCGACGAGGCGGACGAGATGGGCATCATCGTCGCCGGCCGCGGTGCCGCGTACATCCCGGACCGGAACGGATTCCAGCGGCAGCACGGCTACGCCATCGACGATCTGTCCGGGCGGATGCCGCCGGTGGAGGCCGCCCGCACGGCGATCCGCGCGTACCACGAGCACCGGGCGGACGCGATCGTCGCTGAGGTCAACAACGGCGGCGAGTGGATCGGGACCGTGATCAGGCAGATCGATCCGACCGTGAACTACCGCACTGTCACCGCGTCCCGGGGGAAGGCGACCCGCGCGGAGCCGGTGGCCGCCCTCACCGACCAGCGCTCAGCGCACATCGTCGGCAGCCTCCCCGACCTCGAGGAGCAGCTCACCACCTGGGTACCCGGCGACGACAGCCCCGACCGGCTCGACGCCTACGTGTGGGCCCTCACCCACCTCATGCTCACCAGCGCCGGCAACCTCGCCGCGGTCGCCTAGGAGGACGACTTGAGCCAGTACAGGAACCGAGCGCTGAGCCGGGCCGCGGACAAGCGCGCGGCCGGCCTGGACGTGCTGCGGGACCGGCAGCCCATCACCGTCGCGTCCATCGGGGGCCAGCAGTCCCTCACGATGGCGCTGGACGCCGAGGCCCGCGGCTACGCCAACTCGGCGGTGGCGTACCGGTGCGTGGCTGCGATCGCCGACAACGGCTCCAGCGTGCCGCTCATGGTGCAGCAGCCGGACGGCAGCGTCATCGAAGGCCACAAGATCGCCCACCTGTTCAACAAGCGGCCCAACGCGTTCATGTCGGCGCGGGCCCTGAAGTCGCTCGCACTCCAGCAAGCTGAACTCGCCGGCCAGTCGTTCGTGTGGATGGACCGCGGGGAGACCGGCCTCGGCCCGGTCACAGAGATACACCTCGTCTTCGACCAGGTGGACGTCATTGTCGACAAGCCGCTACGGGAGCGGCCCACGACGACGAACATCCTCGGCTTCATGATCCGCCGCATGGACGGCACGCAGGTCCCGGTCCTGCCGGAAGAGATGCTCTGGCTCAGGTACCCGCACCCGTTCGACCCGCTGGGCTGCCTCGCCCCGTGGCGCGCCGCCCGGCACGCGGTCGACATGGACGCGTACGCCCGGGAGTGGCAGCGCTCCAGCTACGCCAACGGCGCCCGCCCGTCGAACGTGGTCTACGTCGGCGACATGGACGAGCAGAACTTTGCTGCCACGAAGGCGGCGTACCGGTCGTCGATGCAGGGCCCGGAGAACGCGGGGAAGACGTTGTTCGTCCGCTCGCAGCCGGGCGCCGGCGGGCAGGGCGGCGGGAAGGGCATCGCCGTCGAGCGGCTGACGTTCACGCCGGAGGAGATGGAGTACCTCGAGTCGCGGATGGCGAACGCGGCCGAGGTGATGATGGCGTTCGGTGTCCCGCACGACTACCTCGCCGCCGGGACGACGTACGAGAACCGGGCCGCGGCGAAGGCCACCCTGTGGTCAGACACCATCAAGCCGAAGCTGGAGATGATCGCCAGCGACATTGACCGGCTGCTCCTGCCGAGCGACGCCGAGGAAGCCTCGTTCGACCTGTCCGGGGTGGAGGCTCTGCGTGAGGCTCAGGACTCGGTGGCCAACCGGACCCGGGCCAGCGTCTACAGCGACACCCTGACGATCGACGAGGCGCGCGCCGAGCTGGGGTACGACCCGCTGCCGGACGGCCTCGGCGAGCACACGCTGACGCCGTACCGGGCGCAGTTCGCTCCGGTGCAGGGCGCGGCCGGCAGC